AGGCGCGACGTACCCGCTGCCGCCGGCGCCGCCGAGTCCTGGGGATAACTATCACGAGGCCATGAGGCCATGAGATGAGATCGCTTAACGTTGGCGACGTGGTGAGTCTCAAAAGCGGAGGCCCGGAAATGGTGATTACCTACATCGAGGAGGAGGATGAATACTGTACGCTATCCTGGTACAGCGCGGCCCGCGACGACATTGTAGACGCCGTTAACGTGCCGCTAGCCTGCATCACCATAGAGTCGCGCATACCACCACTCGGCGAGGACCTGCCGCAACCGCCAGTTAAAACATTTGCGATGCCTCGCAACGTAATGTCAAGTGCGGAGATTGATGTACCGATACCAACCCGCAACCCGCTGTTCCGCGATGCCGGCGGCAACCCGGTTTAATCGCTGGATTACTCGCAACTATCGAGCGTATCTAATCGCGTGATTGGGTACGCTCTTATTATATCTAAACGACAATGGCAAACAGAGTACAGCTAGTCAAACCAGGCCAATCAGCGCGCGAGGCGATGTATGAGCGTTTGCGCGCGCGGCTGGATCCTGATATCAAACACCATGTGACGTTTGACGATCTCAAAATCACGACTAAAGAGCGCGAGCTTATACCGCTGGAGCCTAATGTTACGCAAACCTGGTATCTCGATATGCTGTCGCAGGATTATGCGGGGTTCGACTGGCGCGATGGGCAGTACAGGATATCAGGCGTTCGGGAGGACATCCTCAAAGGCCGCCAGATGGGGTTCTCCACTATCGTACTGGCGCTGATATTTCTCGATACGATCAACGTACCGCATACCCAATCGGTGATCATGACCGATAACGGCAAACGCTCCGAGATGCTGTTTAACATCATCCATCGGTTTTGGGATCAGCTGCCTAACGAGTTAAAGCGCAAGAAGAAGTACTCGACTAAACAACAAATCGAGTTTGAGGAGATAGGCTCGATTATCAGCGTAGGCACTGCCGGGACGGATAATGTAGGGCGTGGAGGCACGATACAGAACCTGCTGGAGTCCGAGCGCGCGTTCTGGGTTAATGGCGATTACATCGAAACGGGGCTACTCCAGTCGGTCCCAAAGAACGGCAACATCTGGAAAGAAACGACTGCGAACGGTTACAACGAGTACAAAATCGAGCGTGATAAAGAATGGGCGGACCCGCCGAAGTCGGCGTTTCGGCCTCGATTTTTCAGCTTCAAACACCATCGCGAGTATACCGAACCGGTACCCGACGACTTCCGCCGATCGCCCGACGAAGAGGCATTCGCGGCGATGCACGGGCTCACAGACGGGCAGTTGATGTGGATACGGAACAAAAAAGTGGAACTGAACAAAGAGGATAAGAAGCCCAAATTCGACCAGGAGTACCCGATCACGGAAAGCGTGGCCTTTTTGCACTCAGGCAACCCATATTTTAACCAGGAGCGGCTCGCCCTGTTGCTCGACGAGCTGGCGAAACCAGTCTACGACCCGATACAAGGGCTTGTTTTCAACATCCAGCATCATCCGATATTGCGATCTATGTACCCCGATGGCGAGATGCGCATCTGGCGACTGCCTCATGATGATTACGACTACGTGATAGCGTGCGACCCGTCCCAGGGCATAGATGGCCAGGGCGATCACGACAAAACGGGCATCCACGTGTTTTGCGTGCAGACGTGGGAGCAATGCGCTGTGGTGCATGGGCTTTATACGCCAGGCCGCGCGGCCGATATATGCGCCGAGCTAGCGGACTACTATAACGACGCTCTTATAGGAGTGCATCGAAACAATCACGGCCATGCAGTATTGCTCCAGCTCACTCACCACACGCCGCAACCCGACGGAAGTTTTGGTATCGCGCTCCAGTTGGGTGAGGAGTGCACAGGCGTCTACACATTCGATCCGAAGCACATCAAGGCGACTCACGCGCCTCATGCGCCGATCCGTCGAGAGGGAGGTTATCCTGAAAACAAACAGAGTAAACTCTACATGTTGGACACGCTGAACGAGGCATTGGATGCAAAACCGGGTATGATTATCTACGATAAGGCAACTGTGAGAGAGTTGCTATCGTTTGTCAAACTTCCAGGCGGTGACGCCGGAGCCGAGAGCGGATGCCATGACGATCTTGTTAGTGCGCTGGCACTGATCGCGGTACTGCTCAATCTCAGGTTGCGCAGGTCGATGAAGCGCAAAACGCTTCGCCCGATGCCGCCACGGACGAGCTTTGACGGGATGGGGAGAAGATGACTGAAGACCAATGGAACACTGTCGATGGAGGTTAAAGCATGAACGTCAACGCTAAAGTAAGCCTCGTGGTCAGCTACTACGAATCGGTTCTAGGCCCCGACTGGATGCAAGGCAAATCGGACAATCTCATCCTGCACATGATTAACCAGATGTTGCCCGCGATTACGAGGATAGGCCGTGGATCTACCGGACTATAAGCGGCGCGCCCTTTCTCGTGATATTCCCGGCCGTCAGCGCGTTCGATGCGCTATCTGTGGCAGGCGCTACTGGGCGTCGATGCGCTTCTACTACGACCCTTCATATCACCCATGCCAGTACTCTGTAGGTAATTGCAATCATGGCAACCGATCAACTGATAAGCCGATATAAAGGGTGCTGCAGCGCCACTGACGAGGCGTTGTTAGATGAGCAGGAGGCCGCTGCGGCTGTTATGTTGGCAGTGCAACATGAGATAGGCACCACGATCCAGGGCATGGCGTACAGGCTCAACATGGCGCCGTGCGTGTACCGACAGTACCAGAGCCGTCAGTTACCGATAACACGCCAGTTTATGGCGCGCGTGATGGCGCTGTATCCAGATAGGAGGGGATAATGGCACTAACAATCTTCGTCGGCATCGCGATGTTCATTCTCGGCGCGTGCTATGGTGAGCTAGCGGAGCGCCGTTCCTGGCAATCGATCACAAGATACGACGATCCTGAGCAAGTGCCGTGCCGGCCGTCGGATGAGAACGAAGTGAGAGCAAGGCTTTTGTCAATGCAGAAGTCAAATCAAAGCACACTGATATGGGGCCGTTGGGATGCTTCAGCAGAAATTAGCGTGGATGCTAATCCACCAATCGAGCCGCCAGGTAGAGACCAATGACCCGCCAACAAATGAGCCGCAAGAGTAGGATGCGTAACCTGTTGCAGCCGAGACGGGAACGTAAGGCGCGACAGTGGGGTAGATATCTGAGCCGGGCGCGGAGGCTCCAAATTAACCAACGCAAAATCATGAGGATATTCAGTCCAGGTATTGCTGGTTACATCGCCTCGTTGTTGGAGGTAGAACTGCCGAGATACGCGCATATATTTAGCATTAGGCCATCCAATGACGCGACCAACGAATTTGATTGCGTGGAGCTATCGCACTAATGCCTGACGACATCCGCGACAGCCTCCTAAAAGCCCTCGGCAAATTCGAAGAGGTAGTAGAGCCGACGCGGGCCGAACTGGCCGATTCAGCAATCAAGCGTCGGTGGGCACGGCTATGCCCGCATGACGACGACGATCCTGATTATGTCGCGCCGGAGATGCCTGAGCAATCGCCGAGAGTTACGAGGAGTAGATAGATGAGCGATGAGAACCATCGTAGAGTAGGAGTATTCAGGCGCACGCTGCGCGAGCCGTTGCAGTATTGGTGTAGGTATCTGGTAGACGCAGATCCGATACCGATAACCAAGCAAGAGTACGACAAATACACAACGATGGGCGATGTGTCGGAGACTGAGTATTGGCAAAAAGTAAGCGCGTTCTGGCACTCTATCAATAACAGGAAGGAACTGCCCGATGTGCGGTAGCAAATACGACTGGGGCGAGCTCGTTGACGGCGAGTGGCAATTCCCCCGGTATCTGATCGGCGGTAAGCCCCCGCGCAGATCCGCTGGCGAATGGATCAATGAGCGCGAAGTCTATCTCGATTGTTGGGGCGGGCTCAGTGTGCTGATGTGCAGTGCCAGGAGGATGCGCCGACACGTGAGCGTCATCGATCAGTTACCACAGATTCAGGCTGCATTCCAGCGCGGGTTCAATAATCCGGAGAAGTACTCGACCGAGTTCCGCTACCCTGAGCCGGAGCAGAAATGGCATTGCAACGTGTGTGGTTATGAGCCCGTAACCAGACCGATCGGCACGATACACTGCCATGTAATCGGTTGTGCGGGCATGATCGAGTACGGCATGCGCGGTAATGTGATTGGAACTATCAATCGGATTGTTACTGAGATGATGGACGAGTCGGATTAATGCCCTCAATTCTCCCATGTAGCCAATGCGGCGGCCAAGGTTGCTACCACTGCGCCAACGAGGCGCTTGACCAGATCAAAGCGATCGAGCGTCGGAGCAGATTCACGTCTGATGAGGAGACGGAGCGGCGCGCGATGACGGTGTCGATCCTGACCGAATTAGCGGCACGGGACGGTCACACGTTTGACCCGAATCATCCCAATTTTGCCACTGCGATACGGTTGACGATGGACGTGTTGCAAGTGTTGTCGAAACGCAGGAACACTTCGGCGGAAGTTGTGATCCTTGACAAAACGCGCTGGGCCATGATGGAGTTCAGCGACGCTCCGCCGTTGAAGCGGGCGTCTGAGATTGATAGTCCGGTATGGAGTAAGAAGTAAAATGGCATTAACTCAAAAAAAGATCAACGCGGTTAAGTTGGTAAGCGATGCAATAGATCGCGCGGTGGAACAAATGATTGGGCACGACAATTTCGATAGAGTTAAAACGTCTTCCGCCGGAATTGACGCCGGTTTTGGCCGCACGCGCGCCCAAGTTCAGGAGGATTTGCGTCGCAAATACGCCGACAGGAAGGGTGTTTGATAGTGAGCGCCCCACGAACAAAAGAGGAACTGATCCGAGAGGCTGCGCATATGGCCGATGAACTGCTGTCTAATCGCCCTACAGAGGTATTTGTGGCTATGTTGCGCTGGCAGAACGCCGAGTATCGATTGCATCGAACCATTGAGGCTGAGTGCGGGAAAAATAACACGCCGAGTAACATTCATTCTTGGGGGTGCATCGACGAAACACCTGCCATGGAGGCTATGCAAGAGTATTTGGAGACGAAGCGACGATTCGTAGCTGTCAAAACCGATCGCGGGCGAGCTAAGCGGCCCCAGATCATAGACAATTTCCTGAGCATCGCCGCAATGGGGTATAACCTGTGCAGTAGGTGCGGCGGGTCGGGGTTTGATACTCAATGGTCCTTATGTGAGCAGTGCCAGGGTAGAGGTTCGGAGGAATCGCGGTAAATGCTGATCGTCGGCGGACGTGAATACTACACTGCAAAGGAACTGAGCCGCCGGTACCCGGTCGGACGTGTATATGAGGCGCAGGCGTGGCGTCGCGAACTATCTAAGTGGCGTGATATGGGGTTGCTCGAACGTGGACGGGACTACGATCGGTTCAAAGTTGACCAGAATCATTACCCGTTTCATTATGCCGATTTAGCCATCGTACACGTGATATTACACGTGCACTTATCGTTTTGCCAGAACGTGAGGTCGTCGCATCCGGATATGAAAGAGTGAGTGCGGTCACCTGTCCTTCAGCTTCTCCTCGATATCCCGTATCCTATTCATCGCGCTTTCAGGGTTCATCAATTCACCGCCCGAGAGTTGTTTCAATTCCGCTATGCGTGCTGCGTGCGCTATCAGCCTTGGATCTAAGCCGGACGCCGCGTTCGACAGTACCAGGTGCTTCCGTAGCCGTATTAGCTCGTTTCTGAGCTTCAGTGGATCTGGGAGGTTGTTCCGCATCTCTTCGCGACTGATATGAACGTAGGTTGCCGGGTCTATCTCTACGGCGTTCGTGCCGTGGGCTATTGTGCCGTTCTCTGTGTGCGCCATTTCAGGATTCATATTCCGATAACTCCTCAAACTTCTGAAGGTCAGTTGCCATTCGTGCAAGGTACGCTCTGCCGCCGTCTACCGAGATATTTCCACAAGTGCACGTTACGTAGTCGTGGCGAGACTTGCTTTCGATCGTGTCGCCGCATACCAGGCACTTCGCGCGGTTGTGCTTAATCCTACGAGGTTCGTCAGTTGTTGCGTCCATCTGATGCCTTTCTGGTCGATGTGTGGTATAGTTTACCTGTTCGTTGGTTCTCATGTCTGGTCTCTGCTCCTACAATGCCTCGCCGGCTAAGAACGGCGAGGCATTGTGGTGTTTGGGGTATAGTTGAGTGTGTACACATAAGCTGGGAGGCGCAAGTTCAAATCTTGCCTCGCGATCCTGGAGCAATCCATAAGCCCATCAGGGATATAGATCGGGAGTAGCTTAGCGGTAAGAGCGCCCGGTTCTTGATTGGCACGGCGAACGGTCCGACTCATATCGCTATGAAGTCGGGCCGATTTGTTGGTGAGCTAGCCGATAACTTCCGACTCCACGACGATTGATTGGATTGTAATCCCCGTTCCGTTTAGCGATAGGGTTACGTCTCGGCTGTAGCCGTATGACAACGGGGTAAATTCCTGGTAACAAATAGTATCGTACACACCTTCAGGGATCGGCGGATACCCCGTCGTGCCGTATGCCGGTATTGCAAACGTCTCGGTACGGCTATCGCAGGTCATTGTGATGGTGCAGCCGCTGGATAGCTGCCCGGATCCGTAGACGCGGACACGCTTCGTTCGTGCTCGCAGCGTCTCCACTGCGTTACCGTGCGACGATTGGTCTGATTGATCGGGTTGTACTAAGCGAGTGCGGAAAACCTGGCCACTCACATTTTGGTTCTGCGTGTAGATATCGAGTTGCCGTGTCGTATTATCCGATAGCCCGACGTAAATCAAACCGGGGCTGCCTTGCTGCTGGATCGCCGTCATGCTCGTGACGGTAGCAGATCCACTGAGCTGCAGGGTGAACCATCCGGTCGTATCGAAGTTGTACCCGTAGATCGTGTTGCCGATGGCGATATAGTACGTGTTATCCATGAACGCCGCGCATGAGGTTTCCATTGCCGCGCGACCTGCAACGGTGCTGTTGTAGTTGTAAATGATGCTCTCGATCGGCTTGCTGATCTTCTCAAGCTGGAATCTATAAATGTACGATCCAACATAAACCCCGTCATCTGACAGCCATACGACGTGATTATCGGCCCTTACAACGCTGTCTTTCGAGATGCTGCCCCTGTCGTGTATTCGAGTTAGGTACCACGTCGTGTAGTCGGTGCCCTGGAGCACATACATGCCGCGCCGGAGCAAGATAGCGAACATACTGCCGAACGTAGCGAAGCCGTTAAGACTATTGCCCTGATCGGTGGTAATGGAGATGGTTTCGCCGTCCGTTTGTTGGATCGGAGTGCCTGCAAACTGCGTTGCGCTGTTCTGATTACTGATCTGGAGTACGCCTGGGTACGCCGTAGCATCCAAGTAGATCCGCCCGTTGTCGCTTGCAAGGTTCGTGGCTGGTAGAGGCGGCGCATTCTCCCCGAAGTTGGCGGATATCTGGTTCTGGGAGTTGTCTACCTCGGCGTCTGTGAGGTTATCCTCCATGTACGGGTCTGAAAACGCCCATGCGAGGTTGCCAATGAGGTAAAAAACTATGCCGTTGCCGGCCGTGGCGTAGATGTTGGCGGATACTACCGATCCGTTGGCGCCGGCGGACGCTAGCCCGGTGGCTGTGATGAGCGCATCTTCCGCGGTTGAGCTAAAATTGACTGAAACGGGCGTTGAAAGGTCACTTTCGCGTCCTAAGCCGTCAACAAACGTCATGGAGTACTGAACGACGCCGAATTTGTTGTAACGGACGACTGTGCCGCCGCTCGTGTAGCCGCCGCTGCCTGCTTTGCCGCTGCCGACCGGTTGACCTGCGACGTTAAAAGCTGTCGTACCGCTCGCGACGGGATTTGTACCGAGCTGAATCGTGTCGTTACTCAGCTTGCCGATGATCGCGTAAGATCCCACGTTGACGTTAGTTCCGGAGATCAGCGAAACCTCGTCGCCAGCGGTGAAAATATATTTCGTGAACGCGCCCACGGCCGTGAGATTGTAACCCGCAGGCACGCCGGTAGTGACCACGATCGTTGCGCCGGTAAATTGGAATTGGTAGTTCGGCGGTACACCCGTTGTAAAGAGCCCGAATGTGTTATGAGTCGTGACGCCGACGTAGGCAAACCCATTCGCCGCCGTGTTGCCGCCGACACTTGCTACCCATACCCTATCGCCTGGTTGGTACCCGTGATCTACTGAGGTTGTGATGATGATCGGATTTGCATTCGTCGCCCCAGTAATCGTAAACGGCGCATCGCCAGAGGTCACAGTGCCATTAAACGCGGTGCCTGCCGTGAGCGGCGCTGACTGGGTTGTGACGCCTCCAGTGCCTAATATGAGCGTCGGAGTAGGAATGCCCATTGGAAACACGGAGCCGCCGTACGTCAGACGGAAGTTCGTATTTGTGTTGTTCTCTTGGGTGCCGTATACTTCGGTTCCGAAGCCTAGCATCCGGACGCGCTCACCCGCGAGGAATACGCCTGCTGTAACAGAAGGGCCGGTGAACGTCGGTGGGTACGTGGTCGGTAGTCCGCCGCTATTGACTAATGGATAGTAACCTACGGTCGTGTTCTGAACAACGAGGAGTTTCGGAACGGATGTGGGTGCCTGGTAGAACCAACCGAGCCCATCGATCTGAGCTGCGAACGTTTGAGTGAGTGGAGATAGCGAGACGTTACCGCGAATGATGCCTGAACGGTCCGGAAGCATGTTGACAATCATCTGCGCGTATTTAGGATCGAGGTCAGCCCGATCGGACGTTGAGTCGAACCCTATCGCGCCTTCAATCACATCGCGGCTTAGTCTAGCCATGCGTCGCCACTTTCTATCTCAAAAAGGTATAATATAGGCAGTTCCGTGAAGTGCTGCAAACACCGCACGGAACCTAAGCGATCCATCTGTAAAGGAGATGAAAAGCCGTGTCCGAAGTTTACCTCAAGAGATGCCCCAAGTGTAAAACAGAACAGCCTCATTCTAGCTTTCACAAATCTAAACAGACCGGCGATGGTATGTGTTGTTACTGCAAATCATGCCAGAAGTTGCGTCCTCGTTTTAAGCCGTCCTATCCTATTCCAACTGTATTACATCCTGATGGCACAAAGAGATGCCCTAAATGTGGAGAAGTTAAGTTGGTGTCGGCTTTTTCTAAGTCGTTGTGCAGGGCTGATCACTTGAATAGTACTTGCAGGCTATGCTGTACTGTCTACTCGATTAAAAAACGTGGGTCCGGCAAGAAACCTAAAGGCTATGGAACTCCAGAGTTCAAAGCAAAGCAGAAAATATACGATGCGTCGCGTGACAAGTCGATTCTTCTCCAGAGGCGCAAAGATTGGTTGAAGCGAAACCCTGACAAGTTGCGCCAATACAACTACGATCGTCGCGCTAAGGTGCTAAACGCTGGCGGTACACTAAAAGCTGCCGAGATACGGTTGGTTTTCGCTCGTGACGGTCACAAATGTCTAAGGTGCGGATCAACCGAGAAGTTGTGTATTGATCACATAAAGCCATTGGCGCGCGGCGGAACAAATGAAGTCGATAACCTGCAAGTCCTGTGTCGTATGTGCAATTCATGGAAAGCGCATGTTAGAGTTATAGACTTCCGAAATACACCAACCGAGAATTTCACGACGATGTCTCTCGATCTGTTTGATTAGACCTCAACCATTCACCAACATGCTTGTGGTGATTAAGCGCCCCGCATTTTGGGCAATCTGAACATTCGCTATCTGCCTCAGGTTGGTAAATATCCCCGCATTGTTTACACTTTACGGGGATAACGTCGCCGGAGGCAAGATAGATTTGTGTGTCACTGATGATGCGCACTATTTACCTTTGCCGCTCTTGAGCTTAGCCCGCGCCTTAGATTTGATCTCCGCTTCAGTCGCGGGGCTGATGTTCCCGGCGCGCTCAGACCTGGTTGCGCCTGAAATCGCCATGCGGGCGTGGGTAGGGTCATTTAGAGGGAAACCCTTGGTCTTAGGCAACGCAAACTCTCTAGCTGGCATCTTTTTGCGATCGGCGGCTTTGAGTTTCATCTATCCCCCTATGAAACCGGCGTGCTCACCGGCGCAGGTGTAACAGTCTGTGCGTCCGACATAAGGCCGCCGTCATCGATGTAAATGAACCCTTCGAGTACTGGCTCTGGTGCGGTAGTGGCAAATAGTACCGCGCGAGTGTTGAAGTTCTCGACCAGTATTTCCAAGGTTTGAGGCCCTGACTTTGGCACGGAAATCACAGCAATGATTTGGACTGGGATGTTCGGGACGCCTGTTTGACGGTAGAACCCATGAGCTGTTACATTTGCCTGGAAATGAGAAACGTCGTGTGAGGTAGTCAGGACAGTAACGACGCTTCCGGTAGCATCCCATAATTTACCCTGAGAATCCGCGCCTCTCGGGTTAAACGTTGTATAAAGGATCTTGCCGTTTTCCTCTATTGCCTGGATGCCAAAAAGCACGTCTTTAGTACGTGCAGCGCCGTACGCCGCTTTCTCTTGTGATAAGGCCGTCATGATATTGCCTTTCTATCGCGTGTCATTGCGGGGTCGTCTCCGCCTACTTCATCTCCGGCATCGAGCCCATTGAACTTGCGCCTGTCGGTACAGGTCGCTTGGCGTACGCTGCCCTTATAGGATGCGTAGCCGGGTGAATAGTGACCTTGACGGTGCTTGGAATACCGCCCCTGGTTGCACCGTTAGGCTGATCGAAGCTGCCCTGTGTGCCGCGTGCATTCGGAGCGTCGAAATCCGGTCCGTCGTTTGCCATCTGCTTGCCGCCGCCCTGCTGCATTCCGCGCATCATTTTGGAATTGACCCCCGTACCGCCTGTGGGTGGCTTGGGTGAACCTGCTACCTGTGGCCCCATTGGCTTTAATCCGCCCTTTGATGTCATGGTGGCTCCTTTCTTATCTAACGCGTCGTCTTCTACCCTTGTCTACCGATAACCCGACCTGTAAAGTCTGGTTGATCGTCACGTACCACATGATAATGCGCTGAATTCCGCGCACTGATTCTGCTTGGTACATCTTGTACATGGCTACATAGTTCGGCTCGTTCGGCCGCGTCATGCAGAGGCGCATCACGGCGCGGTCTTCGACTACCTGGCTGTAATCAATAGGGAGTTGATCGAGCCAGTCATTATCGCTCGCGAAGTTCATAAACGCCGTACCGGCATAGAACGACAGCGTGCCTGGGTTCAGCGGAGCGGGCCATATGAGGACTTGATAGCCCTCGACGGCAAACTCCATCGGGTAACTGGCCGCGTACGTAACATCCCAATCCCGGTAGTTCTTGTCGTGATCGTAGTACGTTGATGGTCTTAATCGATAGATGTTCCCCTGGTTATCAGTATACACGCATCGTCGTATGTTGTTGATAGATAGACGTGTTGGGCATTGCGGATCGCCCGCTAAACTGATTTGCGCCGGACCTTGGAACGTGGGAGCGTATGCTGCAATCGGCGTTGTGAGTTGTACTAACGTATGCAGGTTGGCCTGTGTGTTTATATCCCGGATAGCGTCGGCAATGGCTTCATTTATGACGACGTTCGTCGGCCATGCCTGACCTCTTGGACCGTCTCCAGCGTTACCTAGTCCGCTATCGAGCGGTGTTACAATGCCGAGCTTGTGCCTGATAGCCTCACGCATGATTGGGCGTGTGATTTGACAGACGGCCGTTTCCGGATCTGTTGGCGCGCCACTGATGGTGATTGGGATACTGACGCATGGAAGTGCGACGAGTGGACCCGCGCCGGGGCAGGTGGTGATAGTGCAGGTGCCGCTGTTCTGGTTGCAGTACGTGATTGTGCCTGAACTGCTGCCTGACGGTATCGTGAGAATGTACGGATTGAAATTCGCGCCGCTGCAAGTGGTGGACGATGTAAAGACCTGGCCGCCCATAGGCGCGTTGGCGAGGTTGCCGTTCATGTCCAGCATGGTGACGGTAATCGTGGCGCATCCGTCTCCGGTGCTCGTGCCTGTAACGGTGTATTGGGTTGGGGAGCCGCCGGTACTTGCCTCTGTGAGAGTTAGCGTTAGGGTTGTTATCGGCCCAACTGTACCGCCTGCTGCTCCTTGCGCCGATTCGATATAGCACCATATTGGCGAATGGCCTGCTGCCGCATTGATAGCTGCCAAATTGCTTGCGCCAACTGGGGATGGGACGTTTACGACAGTATCGGCCAATTGCGGCGGGATGGCTTCGTACAGTGTGTCGTAAGGAGTTGCGCCACTACTGCCCTGAAGGATTGCCGCTATGGTGTTGCCGCAGAAAGTCCCTGACCATGCATAGGATATGGTCCATAATCCGGACACATAGACACCTGACGGTATGGTAAACGTTGTATTGTTGACAGGGTTGGTAGTCCAAGTATAGTTAGAGCCTTGAACGTTGTACTCTAGAGTTATCGTGGTGGGAGAAGAAACAACGGTAGCCATATGTTATCTGCCTCCCTGCTGATTACCCGGTGTTGGTACCGGCGGCGAAGCGACGGACCTCGGTTTTGTCATACCCGTGAGCATCTCTATCATATCGTTTTGAGCCTGGATGCTCACCTGACCTTGCCCGTTCTTCCAGTCGTAAACCTGCGTAATGGCCGTATTAGCTTTGAGTAAGAACGATTGCGCCCTATCAGCCATCTCAACGTCAGAAGTCGCCAGGGAACAGAGCAGATACGTAGCGTAGTACCATACCGCACACTGGTAGTTCACCGGGAAGTACGACGATAGGGTATCGCCCAGGTTCACGAGGTAATCTAGCCCCTGCTGCTGGAGAATGTAGAGTGTCCCGGCCTGGTTAGGCGGTGGTACGAGTAGGATCTGCGTACCGGTCTGGCTCCATTGGGTTGGCGTGTTGTCGGGATTCATGGGATCGAACGGGTTGAAATTACGTACGCCTGCGTAGTACTCGTACTTTTCCAGCCTGGTGACCTGAGAACTGGCGGGTGAAGATGGCTGCCAACCGATATCCATCGCTTCGCTGACATTGTTAGCGTCTGTTACAGACCCACTGAAGTCAACGACGTACGGACCTGGCTGAGTTGCACGCGTGACAGCCGCCGTGATGACTACAACCTTCCCGGCGCGGACCTGGCGATTGATGGCGTCTATCGACTCGTTGACCAACTGGATGAGTAAATTATTGTTCGGCCACGGGAATGATGGTGACGGCAGGCCAATATCGCCGGTTGATCCGGTGATGTCGTAGAGCGGAACCTGCTGGATTTGACGTCTGATTTGATCCAGCATTTCGCCCAGTGTAAGCGGTGTTTGACTTGCCATCTATTAACTTCCTCGCGCGTATCCAGCTCGCAACGTACCGTTGGGCGCCATAGGAATTTAACCCGATACCCCTTCCGTAATCGCTGGTGGTTGGACTACTTCGTATGCGCTACTGTACGCCCATACTGCCGGGTTAGAGTTGACCAATGACCATGTTGCGAGAGCTGCCTGTGTATCTGACCATACCGCAACAGCCGGTTGAGATTGTGTCCACGGCTGTGGCGGCACGAATACAAACGGCGGCGGCAGTACCGGTGTTGGCGGTGGCACATAAGGCTGTGAGACAATGACGCCGGCCTGATAACCAACTAATGCGAGAACCCCGGTTCCAGTGAGTACCCCCGTCGCGACAATCGGTAATTCACCGGTATAGGCCATCGCACCGGTGCTGGGTATGATACTGCCGCCCGATACCGTAACTGTTACTTGTTCGCCCGTGATCGTGAGTGTGCCGTTACTGACAACAATCACTTTGCCGACTATGGGAGATTGGCCGGTATACAACAACGTCCCGGTTGTTGGTGAAATACTAAACCCTATGGTTACGCCAGGATTTTCTCCCGTGTATGTGATCGACCGGCTGCCGACGTAGATGCCGGTGTTGATCGTTACATTTTCGCCGGTGTACGCTAACGACCCCTGGGTAGGAATTGCATTAATCCCATTGACAACGCTTGCCAACTCTCCTGTATAGGTGAGTGTTGCGTCAGTGGGTGTGATTGATGTGTTTAGGTTCGCTAGTTCCCCTGTGTAGGCTAACGTGCCGTCTACTGGCGTGATGCCAGATTTGAGCGCTAAGCTTTCACCGGTATATGCCAGCATTCCGTCAATGGGTGTAATGCTAAATCCAACATTGACAGCGGTACTTTCGCCAGTGTATGTAAGCGTCCCGTCAACTGGAGTAATACCAGTACCGAGTGTTAAACTTTTCCCTGTGTAGGCTAATGCTCCACCTGTCGGTGTGATTGGTGTACCGACCGACGCTGATGCAGCTTCGCCTGTATACAGCAAACTCGCATTGACTGGGGTTAGCACGAACGACAGAAATGGCGACAGTCCGGTATATGCTAATGATCCTTGGGTGGGCGTAATGGTGATAGCACCAGACGATGAGCCAAAAGGCGCGCCGACAAACGGTTTCCGGTTCTTTGGGCCGCCGAGTATAACCGGAACCGGCATTGTTTATTCCTCAAAGGTCAAATCGCATACGATCGTTGGAGTGCCGGTACTCGTAGCTTCAATGTTCAATGCCTGGCCGCCGGGTATCTTCCATTCGAACGAATAAGCCTGCGGGTTGATAACTCCCGACTGAGGCGAGAACTCTATCCAGTAGCTTGTATCGGTTGGCGACGTCGGCTCTACCGATGCGTTCTGCCCTACTGTCGTCTGGATTGTTTCCGGATTGGAGGGATCGAGTTTGCCAGGTGTTCCGGTCGTAAATGTTCCGAAGTTGGCCGTAGATCGAGTTACCCTGATCTTCACAGGCGTATCGGTTCCACCGGCAGGCTGTTTGCCCCACAATTCCAACTTGCTGACTTTAACGCGCTGGTTTGTAGCTGCCTTAATTTGCAGTATCGTCTTGGCAGTATTGGCGACAAGTACGCACTCGCCCGAACCTGCCACGCATATCATATCTGCCATAACTAGAACTCCTACGGAACCACGTTGTAAATTGCACAATTGACGATTGGCGGTATCCCTATGCCTGTTAAGTGTTGCGCTGCTCCGATATCTGGATAGCTTGCGGTTGATGTTCCAGGATAACCCGACACTCCAGGGAGCCCTGCGCTTCGCAATACCGCACCTAGCCCTGCTAGATTATTGAGGCTGAAGTCGTTTCCGCCCGCGTTGGTAAAAGCGGAACCAGAGACAGAACAGTTGATAAAGCTGATTACTTCACCAATGGTAATGTTGGACGTGTTGTATGCACCTGACGCGTTCGCACCCGACCCGAACCCTGCCGCACATGTAATCATCTTGATGTTGTTGGACGCGGCGGACGCATTAAACCCGTACCCGCCGTTCTTCTCTGCGTAGCAGTTTATCATAGTGACGGTGTTGACGCCTACGGTAACGTTGAATCCGTCTCCGGCGTTGTTGTAAGCGGTGCAGTTGATGCAGGTGTCAGTACCTTGTAATGCAAACCCGTACGCCGTTGCACCCGTGCCACCGTATGCTATGCAGTTCACATATACTGCCGCATTGGGGCCTCCAAAGAATGCAGCCGTCGAGGATGTGTGGTTGTAGGATACGCAGTTGTAGCAGTTGATCTCATACATTGCAGATGCGCTACAGTTAGTGCAACTACACAAAATCGCTGTTGATGGGTACGTACCTTGACCTCTAACACCAAAGCTCGTGCAGTTCAGGATATTGCATTTGTAGACAAGCACGGAGTTTCCCTGCACTGATACACCAGTAGATGCAGTGCCACTGTTGCCGTCGAACTGGATGTTGCGGATTATGTTTCCATCGCTAGCGTTGGCTGTGCACAGGCTAAAGCTAGATATAGATCCGTTAGCTTTCACTATTGGTAAAGTGCCGTCATCACATCTTACGGAACCGTATCCAATGTACTGTGACAGATTAGATGCAGAAGATCCCGCAGGCAGTGCAACGCAACCATTTGCAACGTTGTTAGATGCCGATGTGACTGTGTATGGGGTCGTTCCGTTGGACTTCAGGAATATATCATGCCCAGATGCCATCAACGATCCTGCTTTTCCTGGACTAACCAACGCTCCGCCCATGCCACCAACGCCGGATGCACCAACTCCTGTTGTGATGTTTGTTGGACCCTGGACGGTCGCAACGCTCGCGGCGACACTGGCGATAACATATCTGCCCGCATTAAAGTTAGTGCCTGACGCTACCACCAGTACGTTCCCGACCTGCTGTTTAGCAAATGGGTGTGCAACTGAACTAACGGTTAGCCCGGTGCCGGTTGATGCAAGATCGGTATAACTGAACTGTGCCGCCGACTGTTGGCTGTAATCAATGCTCCACGTTGCGCCCGTTGGGCTTGCGGTTGTTGCACATCCTATAGCTGTCGAAGGTGCGGTTACTACAGCAGTGCTGCCGCCTGTAGACAGAACAGCCGACCCGATCGCCGCAGATAATGTAGCCGCATTTGAAGCCACTGAAGCGATGTTATACCAGCCTGCAATCCAGTTTGTTCCCGCGCCTATATAAACCCACGCACCAACGTCACCTGCCACAAAGTTGTAGCTCGCGGACGTGAATACGGGGCTGCTTCCGGTGGCAACAGTAGCCGCGCCATCGGTAAACATACCTGCCGTCTGCGAGGGGTCAAATCCTCCACCATTGGCGGTATCACTGCCCCCGCTCTCAACTTCCCAGATTGCAAATGCGCTGATAGCCATAGATTAGCCAGTCCCGTTGTTCGTCTGAATCGCGTTTAGGATTGTATGCACCGTGGACCCCACGCCAGTCACCAATGTTGTGTTAATCGCCGTCTGGAGTTGCAGAAATGCAGCCTCGGCATTGATAACCATCGTTCCGGTTACCTGCGGCCTGCCGTCACTGTCGCTGCCGTCGGCAATGATGAGCGACGCACCTGCCTGATTGATAAGTGAAACGATTGTCTGTGCGCCATAATCGTTGATATAAGCGTCGAGCATATACTTCAGCTTTTCCACTTCGTTCGCGATCGGCCTGAGCCGCTGATTCGCCCATGCGATAACCTGAGCGTCCGTATTCTCTGCCATCTGTCCCCCTTATGCCAAAACAAACACACCGAGAGTATTCGGTACAATGGTGAGCGTGTTGCCAGTGGCAACGGTGAACTGTGCCGTACTGAGCGCCACGAAGCAGAGCACCTTACCCGCGCCAGCTCCGGTGCTGTTTCGGATGAGCGCATACCTCACGTTGGTTAGCGGGCCGCCATTCGCGGTAAATACCAGACCTGCCGTGGTGTACGTGAACTTCATCTGCTTAGTGGATGCGCCAACAGTCCATTTTCCGGTAGCCGGAGCAATGTTCCTACCGCCTGCGACATAGCCACCGGTTGCGCTGATTTCAGCCGCTACACTGGCGTAGGTCGAGATGCCGCCGTTAGTCTGCTTTGTAATCGTTGCGGATGCGCTGGTACGATACAGCACCATTTTGAAGACACCGGCGCCTAGCGTGATTGATCCGGTATTTAAGTACCGCTTCGCACGGGTATATACTCCCCATGTTCCTGCTGCCATTAGTTCTGGCCCTCCGCATTAACGATGCCTGCATCCGGTGTAATAACGTGATTGCCCACGAGTTGTGCCTGTAGTGCCGCTACCTGCGCCTCTAACTGCGCGATCTTGTCTTCTGGACCCGCAGGATGTATGACCACTTGAGGTGATAGAAATACAGCGTTGCCATCTATGACAACACTCTCTATGACGCCTCCGCCCGGTAGGTACATGGTACTGTTCGGGACACTGGACGCCTGATTGATGAAATCCTGAACTATCATTCCATCGTTCCTTTCATAGTGGCCGCATGGTCAATGATGAATGACAGCAAGCCATCGCCTTTAACTCGGATCTGCATATCGTGCGGCAATACTTTCAGCAAACTGATCCATTCCTGCGATTGTGCCGCCATCCACGGGTGACACTGGAATACTCTGCCGCCGATCTCGACCGGCAACACCGATTGATCGTTGTTTTCCGACTGTTGATAGGCATGGTGCTCGCTATCCGACAGACAGCTATCACAGCCATACAGTGTGTATTTCAAGTACCCCATCATACGCAGGAGTGGTATCGCTCTCAGTAGCACCGTAGACCCGCCTGGAATGCAGTAGCATTCGCCTGCTATTTCCTCCAGCAGTGGCCGGATGAAATCAGCAGTGGTGTGCCATAGGTACGTCCGGTCTTTCGGTAGTCCGTCCAATACACTTGGATCGCACTGGCTTGCAATGAGGTATCGGCAGTCGGCAACTACCGGATGTGTGAACCTTGCGTTGAACGGCCTGCCATCCACGATGACGACTGCGCTCGGCGTAATGCCATGTTCTAAACACCAGTTATAGGAACCGTTGAGACAGACTACCTTCGCGCCTAACTTGCGTTTGCGCTTTATTTCCTTCTCATAATCAGATAATGAAGGTCCGCCGCCGAGTATGAGAAGCTCCGTGTTTTGTGTGAGGCATGGTACAACTTGGTTCCATCCGTTACCGATATTAGTGCGGATGTTCTGGAGTATCTGGCTCTCGTCTATGTTGAGAACACCAACGTCAACGAGTGCTTGATTGTCGGCCCATGCTGACACTAGGAACCGCACGGAACGGCCTGTATCCTCTGAATGGATAATATGGCATTCGCGCTGCGTAAACTGGGTTCTCCACCATTCGTAGTCGTGTACCGACACATGCAATGAATGCCCGATAAGATCGCCAAAAGTATCTGAATGTGTGGCAATATCGAACCAACAGAACCGGCACGCCAACAGGATATTATCGAGCACTTTACCAACATCGTCTGGTTGGATATGCTCCATGACATCGCAACAGATGCCGTAAGCGGCTACATTGTCGATCGGTTTCGTTAGATCGTGGCAAGCGAACGGGATACCTGCGTCTATGACTGACTGATCGCGGCAGTTATCCGAGAAATCCAGCATGTGAGGCTGGAAACCTAATGACTTCAACTTGAGCGATGCGCGACCGGTGCCACAACCGAAGTCTATGACAGAAGATCCCTTTGCAGGGTTAGCATGGCGCAGGAACTGGAGTACGGACTCCTCGCCGTAACAGGTGTTGCGGTAGCTATCAATGTTCCACATCTGTTCATAGATAGACTGTTCAGTTGGACGCTCGGTAGTCGTCATTAGTACCTCAGTATAAGCCTGATAACGTCTGTAACACTACCAGCCTTGACCCATACATTCCACAGGTTGCCGACATCCTCGACGACGATACTCGGCGGGTTTACCGGTTCTGGCAATGTCTTGATGCTCCGTTAATAGGCGAGGTAGAGACGCAACTTGTCGCTTGCGTTAGTCATGCGCACCCACACGTTCCATAGGTTCCCGACAGCATTGTATGTGATACTGCCTCCTCCCCCTAAAACAAGAGAAGCGGGATTGTCGCTTGTCGGAGCGGTAGACTGATTGATCTCAATGTAAAATGCTGATCCGGCCGTTCCGCCTGCATCTGACTGTGCGGTAAGTGGCCCGAGCCCCGACATATAGTCTATGCCGTGCTGCCCTGTATACGACTGAGGCCACGGCTTTTTACCGGCCGCTGCAAGCGATGCAAGATTTGCATAAACAGTCTGGTCCGTAGCAAGGACGACCCATGTTGTAACACCAATCACGCTATCGTAGTCTACATGGTTTGGATACTGTTCCTGGATAACTGCCATTGTGTGAATCCTTTTGGCTTATACCTTGGCGACGAGCCACCAGTTTGTTCCATCGCTCTGGAACGTAACCGATGCGAACGCGGATACTGATGCGAATGAGTAACCTGTTGCCGCCGCTATGTTTTCAACGGTTCCCCCGTTACTCTTGATGGTTATGGTGTAGCTGCCGCCGCTGTTTGTCTGCTTGAATGTGACGCAGGAACCTTTGCAGGTGGTCGCGTTCGGTAGGAACAGTGCATTGCCGTTGTCTGCGGAACCTGCACGGTACATAGAGTTCGGCGTTAGATTGCTATTGTTGGAAAGCCCAGAGAATACTTGTTGGGCATTGATGGCGTACCAATTCGTGCTTCCCCGGTTTGCCCATAGAATGTTGTCGGTAGTATCATAAACAATCGGCGTGAATCCGGACCGGCCTGCAATCGATCCGGTTGGTATCCCGGCCATCGCGGGTAGATACGGTAATCCAACGGTTGCATTTGTTGCGGGGGCAGTCAGCCCAAGCGTTATGTCCGCATTGTTGAACATCGTACAGACAAGTTGCTGCGTTGTGCTGCCCGCCAGTACCGTGTTAAATCGAAGATCGACACCCTTTGCGCCGCTATTCTGGAGCTCCGCTGATCGCCACAAGATACCCGCGCCGCTAGTGCCGCCGGTAGATCCGTTCTGGGTCGGCACAAATCCAGCGTAGGTTGCACCGGATGCCGGATACCCTGCCGTGCTGTTGTAACCGGCAACCAGTAATGCAGCGAACGCGCCTGAACTCCACAGGTTCATATTGGTTTGGCCGTTGTTGCCTGACGCGTTATCGATGACCGCGAACTCCGTAACGCTGCCGCTGTTAAGGAACCTCATAAGGTAACCCTGATAGGAAGCAGGCTCGTTTACGGTGATGATATTGGCGCTTGTACTGGTCGGATTTAAGGTGAGGGTAACTAATCCGCTCAGGTTGCTGACGGTGCCTGTGCCGCTATCCGTGACCGTGAATGATGCAGGTAGTAGGTTGGGATCACCCGACAATATAACGCCGGTATTCGTCGCGGATATATATGCGACCTTGGCATTCGTGCCAACGCATCTTGGCTCAACCAAGCAGGAGTAATCGGAGCCTACGCTTAAGGTGCTATTATAAGCAAATCCGAAATAATACCAATTTGTTGCGCTGCCGCTATCATATATTTTGCAGTCTCGAAACGTTGTGTAAGTCGCACCCTCGGCTTTCATACACTCCGCTGAGAGGCTCGCGAAGTTAGTGCTGTAGTTCGTGTTGGCAACCACATCGGATACTGTGCAGTGCGTATTAAGCACCGATCCGTCAGATGATCTGACATACACGGCAGGGATGTCAACGCCGCTCGCGCCATCTGCCTGTAACATTGTAACGTCGCCATTGCATATGAGGCTGTAGTGACCGTCTACGACCGATATGCCTGCGGCCTGGCTATCCGCAACTTCAGTCAGTATCAATTTGCCGCAACTGAAGTTGGAAAACGTACTATAGAAAAAGTTCTCGATGTCAGCGAACCGCGTGCACGCCTCAAATGCCATGCCCCATATGGTGCTGTAATTGCAGTACTTGAATTTGACCGGTGAGCAGTCTGCGGCGACTTGGTTGCCCTGCACTTGGATATTGTAAGCCGTTAGGTAGTTTGTCAGTTGAGATGTGGTGCCGGTATTGTAGATAACGTGTGCCGGCGCTCGTGTTGTGCCGGTCGTGGCGTCTGCATGGCCGTCCTGGGACAACGAAATGTTTGTGCCTCGGACGTTGCACATGGTGGGGAAGTCTTGACACTTGGACAAGATGCCTTGATCCTGGTTGTCTACCATAAAGCCATCTGTCGTGTTGTGATGGTTATTGGTATTGCCTGGATAGACACCCTGCCATTTGACGCCTGTATTCATTCCCTCCACGGCGCAGTTTTCTACCCGGCAATAGTTCCCGTTTGCAAATACCAAGAACCCGGTACTGTCGCGTTGGGGCTCTCCATACAGGCCAACTCCGCCATTGATCGAAGTGGAAAGTCCAACCTGCGCCTTGAGTCTGATCCATTCCCCTGCGGAGTGGTTTTGTGCCGCAGTGCCGGCGACCCATGAATATGGATTGCCAACGCCGCCGCTTTGAGTGAAAGAGTTACTTACTGCAAGGCTGACCACGTTCCCGGCGAGTGACAACACGATAAACTGTTCGATGTTCGGGTACTGCCCGATTAGAAATGTATCACCCGGTATTACATTGCCGCCTACCGGCATGGTAATCGTTGTGAATGTGACGGAGGATGCCCCCGCAGTTACAGGCGCTGATAGCGTTGTGGATGGCCCGTACTGGCCTGACAGGTTGACTACCGATACGTTATCCCCCGTACAATTGAAGATCGGCGTGCCGTACTGACTTGCATCCATTGTGAGCCAGATTTTAGCTAGTGTGCCGCCATTACCCGGCCCGAGTAATGTGATGTGAGGCCCCGTGACGCTAATAGTGGAAGAAACTCGATACGTGTTGCTTGGCTCAGGGAAGAATACGGTGCCTCCGCCAGCCGCCACTGCAACGGCAATAGCGGCGTTGATTGCTGCGGTATCATCTGTGGTGCCGTTTCCGGTTGCCCCGTACGATGTGACGCTAATCACGCTCCCGATCCCAATTCCACTGGGGGTAGTAGGGTTGTATCTAAGTTTCATGCAAAGTCACTCCGTAGAGACCGATCTGGCGGTAAGTTCAGGTTGGGTTATGGTGCCATCAAGCCTGAACTTGGAAGCAATGCGACTGCTTACGCTCATCGCGTTTGCTATGAAATACACCACGGCCCAATTAGGCCCATACTCAATAATACGATATGGAATCAGCCGTAATAAATATCAATTGTAGCCGGCTGTGATCCAAATAGTATTAGCGCCCTGAGTGACGCAGGTAAACATTGCACCGATGTATGCTGTACTGCCGAGCGGGTTAATCGTGTACGATGTGCCACCATTCGAATTGAACACATCGCCTGCGAACGGGACGACGTTGAACGAATCCGTTGTGGATGCCGTGTGTATCCTGATCGTTGTGCCGAGTTGTTGACTGGCGACTGATGGCAGCGTGAGCGTATGCCCCGCGCCTGATGGATCGTAAACAATAAAGAAAACAGTTCCCCAGTTAGGCACCGCAGGCCGTGTTACAAACGTGGGATACCCGAACGTTGTAAAATTGAACTGCGTTCCGGCATCTTCAATGACGTTTGAGCCCTGAAATGCTAGGTCTCCGGTAGCGTCAAAACCTGGCGGGTTAAGAGTGATGCTCGTTACAAACGTCGTCGGCAATGCCCCGATTTGCTGCTGTATCCCCGTGATAGTCTGATAATTGTTCGCATTTGTGTTATCGACGGAACTCGAAAGCGTCGCAACCGCGGCGTTAGCGGTAGCTGCCGCCGTCTGCGCCGCCGCCGCGAGTGCCGTGTTGTTGTTGAGCGCGTAGGTTATCTGGCGTGACGTCTGCTCATCGTAAACATAGCCTCCGCCCGGTACTGAGGTGCCTTGGATCGCATTAAGAACGTTTTGCGCCACTAATCGACCCTTTTAGCTTCAAAATTCGGCTTGATGAAACTGGCGAGGTATGAACCAGGCGATTGTCCCCCGACAAGTTGCGAATAAACGTTCGCAGGCACATCCAGATAGTCGTATGTTGCCCCGCTCCTGAACTGCACTCGCAGCGTTGTTCCCTCATACCCGACCGCATCGACATTCGAGCTTTGCACCATATGCATTACCACGTTCGCGCCTCCCCTGCGAGTGATTTAGCACTATTCCTATCATGCTAACCGCCGATTTGATGAAAAGAACGAAAAGACTTTTTGTTTGCTTCATAAAAGGGCTTTGTAATATGTTGATATGCCGACTTATGCCCCGCTGGACGTGGATCGTGACATCTATGGAGAGATTGGCCTCCAGGTGTGTGCGAACATCAACGCCGCCGTTTCAGGCTCTTCGCAGCGCAATGCGCAGTGCTTGACCTACGACGAGCAGATGTACATGCGGCAGGTTCAGCTCAAGATTAAGCGGTGGCGTAACTCGTGCGATTTGAACTCTTCGATGATGTTATCGCTTGGCATTACGCTGCACGCGCAGATTATGCAGGCGATTAAGCGCGACCCGAAGTGGATGGTTGACGCCCACGACCCTGACGACGATGACAGCGCGCGGACAAATGAAGACTTTCTGAACAACAAAGCGCAGCAGTACCGCCTTAACCGAGTGCTGGAAGATGTGGCATGGAACGCCATTCGAGATGATGTGAGCGTTCTCTATGCCGGCTGGAAACAACACCTCGGATATGTGGAGAAGACAAAGTACCGACTTCGCGGTGAAAAAGATTGGTTGCCCGTTGAGGCTGAAGATCGCGAAGAGGGCAAAACTTACGACCCTGTTCGCACACTGGACCCAGGCGTAGAGCGCGAAGGTTGCGACTTCCGGCCCGTGGAGTTAATGGACTTCTACATGTACCCCGCGAATGCGGAGCATGTGCAGGAATGGGAGACACGCGGAGCAGTTGGAGTAGGCGAACGAATCTACTTCTCCAGACAACAGCTACTTGACGGCATTGGTGACTACGATTACGACGAAAACGCGGTTTACGATCTGATCCAGTCCGGCGCGACGGACTTTTCCGGTATTGGCGGCGACGATTTACGGCAACGCGACGACGACTTCAACGGGGTATCGAGCGGCACTACGCGGCCTCAAGACGGGTTTTGGGAATGCTTCATCTGGTTCCAGAGGCTGCCGAGCGATCTTGATATTCCACAAGAGTATTTGCGCCGCGATGCGATGATTGTTTGTTGCCCGGTGCGTAACATCGTGCTCAAAATCGCGCTGTCGCCTTATAACCAGCGCCCCTACATTCCATTTTACATAAAGCGCAAGCCAGGCAACTTCCTCGGGACCGGACTTTGCCAGATGCTGTCGCAACTCCACGAAGAGGATACGACCTCCATACGGCAAGACATCGACGCGATGGACCTGTATGTATGCGCTCCGCATGTGTGCTCACCGACTGATTACGCGATGATAGAGCGCCAGCAGGCGCAAGGCCCCGGTACCTACTTGATTGAGGAAGTGCCAGGCACTATCAGGCAGTTGACTCAACAGCCGCCGTCTCAGTTCGGCGTAAGGAGCGGTTACACAAACGCAAGGGCGCAAGGACTTATCTCCGCTGAAGGTTACGGAGATATGCAGCAGAAGGTTCGCAAGGCCGCGGAAGTTCAGGCCGTAGTCGGCGCGGCGGATGCGAAGTTCGAACTCTATCTATCGACTTTCCAAGAGGGAATGTGTGATTTAGCCCCGTGGATTTTGGTGCTGGAAGCGACTTTCGGAGGCGATAAGCAGACGTTTCGAGACGCCAGAGGACGACCGGCAAAGATTACATCACAGCAGATGGAAGGTCGCTACACATTCACTGCCACGGCGACAAGCACCACGGCGAACCCGCAGGCGAGGTTGCAGTTGGCGCAAGCGCGAGCCGCTGAACAGACGCGATACATGGGGCTGATGAATACTGCGCCCCCTGCCATGTGGCCTGATCTGTGGCAGGCGAGCCGGGCGATATTACTTGATTACAACACGCGCAGGCCGGAGGATTACATCGGTCCGGAACCGCAACAGCCGCCGCCAATGGCTCCTAACATGCAGACGTTCATTCAGATATTACAATCGCAGGGCGCGGACCCGAAGGTAATTGCGGCATCTGTACAGGCGTTCCAGCAGCAGCAAGCACTGGCGGTAAATATGCAATCGGCGGCACAGGGTGTGCTGAACCCCGGTGCGCCTCCTGGGGGTGTGGCATGAAAAGACTGCGCAAATGGTGGCAACGCCTCTGCGGTACTGACGAACTGCTGACGCGGCTTAGTGCTATCGAAGATGCGATTTCCGTGCAGTTGCCGTTGCCCCCGACTGAGTACAGCAAGGCGATTTCGGCGCTGCTGCAAGTTAGCTTGCGAAAGTTCTCGGCAGCCGGTACGGACGAACAGCGATGCTTTTACCAGGGTGTGTGTAGTGTGCTTCAGGACTTGATGGACAGTCCCGCCAGATTGAGATTCCAGGAAGCGATCGAGGAACGGGCTCGACAGGAAGCGGCGGAAGACGACCTTAGACGAAAGGAACTGACCAGTGGAAGAGGATACTCAGGACGAGGCAGTAGGCCAATCTGACGCTAATGAGCCCGAGTTAGACGAGTGGGGCGATCCTATTGAGGCATCTGAACCGGAAGTAGAAGCCCCGATTGAGGCGGAATCAGAATCGGTTGACGAGGAGATCGTGGCTGCGGCTCCGGCAGCTCAACATTCGACACATTCCGCGCCTTATGTTCCGCCGCCTGTTACTCGCTACGAGATGACACCGGAGGAACGAACTGCGTTTGCAGAGCGCATACTCACCGACCCGACCGCGATCCTGGACGAGATCGACCGGAGAGTCGAAAGTCGATTGCTCGAATCGCAGGTCCTGAACGCCGGTACGGATGCTCAGGTTAATGCGTTGGCGGCCAAGTACCCGAGCCTATACGCGCAGTACGGTCCACAGATGAGGGCGGCGCTCGCTGCGGCTCCTGCCGGCGTGAAGCAAACGCAGAGGCAGGCTGAGTGGGCAGTCATTAACGCGATGTCCAACGAGATCGGGAAGACTGGCGGACTCGACGAGATTGTTAAGTTCGGAAAGTTGATCGAAAAGGATACGTCCGGAACTACCGCGCCACGGCAGACCACCGCGCCTATCCCGCCGTCGAGAAAAGCCCCCGCGTCGAAGCCGCTGCCTCCGGCCGCGCGGATGCCAAGTCCGAGTGCTACGGGGAATACACGGCGGCAAGTTGCCGCGCCGGATGATAGCGACGGTATGGCGCTTATGTTCTCAATGAACGGGATTTCAAAAGCTCACGCGAAGGCGGTTGCTAACGAGGTTCGCACTAATAGGGGGCGATGGTAATGTCGGTTACACAGACGAAAAACGATACGGTGAAGATTACGGCCTCGGTTGACCCTCAGATGTTCAAAGATCGCGTCCCGATTATGACGAGCGAGACCAGCGAGGGCGTTGTGCCTGGTTTCGACAACTTCAGCATTACAAACGAGATGGTCGAAGGCGCTAAGCTTGCCAACGGATCACCTCTCGGTGATGTGTATTGGAACAGCGAACTGAAGACTCATACCGACAGATACACCTTCCACTGGGTGGGTAACCATGCGTTGCCGGACCACTCCCGAATTGACCGCGCGTTGCAGGTTCGACATTCTCACAAGGGCAGTGTGGTTCTCGACTCCGAGGGGCACAAGATTTGCAACGACGACCTCGTATTGATGGCGATTCCGATCGAAGTGGAGATGAAGAAGCGGCAACTCGCTGACGAAAAGCGGATGCGCGACGAGGAATCCACGAAAGCGGATGTGCCGTACGGCGTTGACGGCTTCATCAATACCGAACTGCTGCCTCACATGGATCGGTCCCAGATCAGCGCCTTCAAGCGTAAAGCCGCCGAAGAGGCCGCGCAGTTCCTGTCTCCTACGCATGGACGCCCATACAAAGAGGTGTTTGAGAGTAAGGGTAACACCAACAAAGAGCGCATGATCCGTATTCGCGAGGAGATGATTCAGGCGCGTCGAGGCGGCGCTAAGAACAGCAATCCGATCGATTCGCGTTTACGTGCGGAAGCCGAAGTGATGTACGTGCAGGAGTACAACCGCGCACAGGAGACCGGCGGCCACTACCGCAGTCTGCACGCCATAACAGGGGCTTTGTTTGCCCGCTCTCGTGAGCAGGTCCAGGCGGATCAACGCAGTAGATACGCCGACCGCAAAGGTGTGAGTTAAGTCGATTCTCCGGCGATTCGTCCGGTGCTTTGCCCGTAACAAGTTGGGCAGGAAGGGTTGAAAATTAAGTGTCTATTATAACCTTCGCCAAGGGCTTGGAAGGGCGGCAACCGACGATGGCGCAAGCGCCGGTTGGGACATCCCTATCGATCTACAACGGTGACGTACTCGCGCTATCGACGTACTCCGGTGTTTCCGTTAGCAGCGTTCCGGCGATCCGAGACCTGCTGGCGGCTGACAAGACCGCGCTCTACGGTGGTGTATCAGTTCTTACCGCACCGGGCGCGTTGACTGTTACCGCAGTTACGGCGACATCATACGGCGTACCCTTCCTTGCCAACGGTACTTATTACGCTCTCGCGACGTGGGTATCTGCTACGGGTGAAACCACGGCCGGTACTGCGACAGGTAACGGGACTACATCTGGTGGTACTCAGGCGCTATTGCTGACTCCTCCCGCAAGTCCTCCTGCCGGCGCGATTGGCTGGAAAGCCTACGTATCCGCTGTCGGCACCACGACGCCGTTCTTCCTTCAGTCTGGAGTGTTATCGGTAGACGACGGATTTGCGGTTGGTGGCTACGGTACATCGAATGCGCTTGTAGTGACCGGCGCGAATCCGCCGACCGTAAACACCTCCGGCAAAATCGCCGGTGTTGCCGGAGTTGCTGCCTATGGCGGCGCTACATCGGCATCCGGCGTGTTTAACGCGGCCGCGACGGGTACTCAGTATGGCGGAATAACCTACCAGTTGGCTTCGATGGGGCAAGGCATCCCGATTGACAGCGGCGGCACAAACCAGTCGTTGATCCAATACTACGCGGCGGACCGAACAAACATCTTCCGCGGCTATCTCAATTCGGCAACTGCCTCGTACACGCTGAACGGCACGCAGGGCGGGTTGATCCTCACGGGTACGAACCCGACTTCGTGGACGTTGGACACGAGCCCGGCGGCAGGCGCGGCTATTATCACATTCGGAGAGCCTGATGCGGAAGATCCGCTTTACAACCAAGCCAAGGGCGCGATGTTCTTCCAATTCAACGCGACGTACAACCAGCTCAATAACGGCGTAGTGTACACTGCTCAGTAATAGCGGTTAGGGCAAGGAGAAAAACAAGTGCCTACAAATGATGTCTATGCGGCCCTATCCGCCGGAATATCTCAACACCTTGAGATTGAACTGAACGAGCAGCCGCAGAAGTATGCTCAGATATTCAACGTTGACACGACCGACGCTCGGTTCGTTGACGTTCAACTATGGCAGGGCTACGGTATGCCGGGACTCAAGAACCCCGGTATGCAGGGCCTTGTCGGGGCGAACTACCAGTCTTACGGCGTTCGCACGATCATGCAGACCTATTTCCTTGGCGACATTATCCCGACTGAAACGTGGGATGATGACAAGTACGGCGTTATGCACCGACTAATACCAGCCAAGGGCGGCGCAATGGCGATTGCGTTCCGCACAATGAAGGAAAAGGTCCACGCCAACTACCTCATTAACAACGCATTCACGGCGACGACCGGATTGACGAACTCAACTCCGGATGGCCTCTCGATCTGTAACTCCGCTCACCCGCTCTCGTTGCAGAATGCGACGACGTTTAGCAACACGCCGTCCATTACCGCCGACCTGTCGATTGCGACGGCGCAGTTCCTGTCGATCAACATTGCAAACCAGTTGGCGGCAAACGGGAGTACCTACATCGAGAACAAGCTGAAAAAGGTTCTGGTGAACCCGGCTCAGAAGTACATCGCAATGAAGGTGTTCGAGGGCGCGTGGGAGATGGACACGGCGGACCGCAACGAGAACTTCCTCGCAAGAGAGGGCGTTCAAATTGTAGAGTGGCCGTATTTCACCGCGAGTGGTGCGACTGGATCGAACAACTCATACATGGGATTCGGACAGGAGCACTATTTGATGAGCTACGACCGCACCGACTACAACGTTAAGACGGACTACGATCTGTTTACGGCTAGCATCCTCATGGGCGCTTCCATGAGATTTAATATGAGGGCCCTAGACTGGCGCGGCGCGGCAGGATGTCCGGGCAAGTAGTGTTTTGGCTATCTTGTAGCCCGAAAGGTAAATAGATGTCTAAGACACATTTTAATGGCCCGGTCGTGATGAATGGTGGCATCAATGCCGCTACCGTTGACCCTAACCTCGTATCGGGCTCCATATTCGGCAACGGAGGCGCGTACTCGATCATCGAGACGACGGTATCTACCGGAGAGCCTGGCTCACCTTCCGGGTGGGCTATGGGCGCTCTGCCGCCTGTCGCTGGAATCTCTAACACGACTGCGACGACAATCGCTACCGTGAATGTGCCGAATATCGCGGTGTCTGGCGTGGCGTTGCTCTTGGTGCGCACTGCGTGTACTGGTGCCAGCCATACTTACGATAGCACACGAGTCGGCGTCTATCTGCTAACTGTAACGCGCGTTCCTGGCGCGGCGGCGGTTGGCCAGCTATCTTCCGTAGTGGGCGCGCAGATTGCCACTTCCTCTGGAGGCCACACGCTCACGTTCTCACTGGCGGTAGCTTCTGTCGTCGGCGGCGTAACGGCTACCAACACATTACCGATTCAGATTACCAACACACCATCCGATAGTGGTACGACGGAATCTCAGATAACTGTGATGTGGAACAACGGTCTCAACGGAACGTCGATCTCGGCAGCGTCCGGCACCGGTATGACGATCCACTCATAAGAGGTATGATATGCCGATCTCCAGGGGCACAAGGCCGACGTATCGAAATAACCCAAGGCCCGGAAGGCGTACGATGTTTGGCCGCAAGGCCCAAGATGATATAGATGGCCACTGGACATACGAAGGCCTGCTTACGACCGATGATTTCGGGAACCAAGTAGACCCTACGGATCGGCGTACGTTCGATATTCGGTATGACTTAGACGGTGAGAACGGGGGATAATGTGGCAGGCAAACAGACCATGATGGGCGGCAAGTCGGTTCGGTTGAAGTATGAAGGCACATCCATGCCGAAGCCCAACCAGGAGACGAAAAAGGGCGGTATGAAGAGTGCGCTCGACGCGTACGAAAAGACATCCGTCGATATGAAACAGGATAAGGCGGGGGCCAAGAAATCCGGCATGTCCGTGAAGAAATACGAAGGCACCGCCAAGGACATGGCGGAAGATCGGGCGGGCGCTAAGAAGATGATGAAGGGCAAGAAGAAATAGCGAGATCGCATGGTGCTTGACCCGACGAAACAGTATCTCCTCGGCAGTCCAATGGATGACCGTGATGTATTCGCTAAAGCGCGGCGATACTCACGGTCATATATTCAAGAACCGGACCGATGGACCCATGTGGCGGCTCTCTTCTGCGAAGAGGACGAATGGCAGGTAATCGAGTGCGCTGACTATACGAACGGTGTTTGCAAGCGGCCTTACTGGCGGATGCGTGAGTGTTGGCGCGGTCGGATTGATTTGTTTGCGGTGGAATACCGGTGGAACCTGACGAAGTTGCATCGTGATATTGGGCTGCCGTACAGCGCGCGAAAAGCGGTTCGGTATGCTCAATTATCCGTGAGGCCAAGATTACCGTTGTTTGCGGATTGCGGCACAACTTGTTCCGAAATTCTCGCGTGTGCTGATTACGGGCACATCTGCGAATCTGTCGGCATAGACGTATGGGATATTGTGCCGGTCCACTTTCAGCAGCGGGCGATTGAGTCGGGATTGCCGATCGAGTGCGTGATGAGGAAGGTGTAAGATGAGTTTTGGCGCAGGTACTGAGGCCGGTCAAGTTGCTCAGCAGGATAACGCGCAGGCATCCCAACAGCGTAACGATGCGCAGGGGATGTACAACAATCTGTCGTCTGCCGCCAATGGGATCATTAACACCGGGCAGCAGCAACAACAGCAGTTCTCCGGGCTTGAAAACCAACTCCTCCCACAGTACGAGACGGCGGCCGGGATCAACACGAATTCGCCTCAGACTACCAATCCTTACCAGCTCAATTCGGCCCAACAGACGCAACTCAATACTCAGATGGATTTGATTAACCGTCAGCGGCAGAACGCGCTTAGTGCCTCGACGGCTCACGCAGCTCAGCAGGGTATTACCGACCCGAACCATACGGCGGCAGCGCAGGAACTGATTAACCAGGGCTACAACCAGATGGCAAATGACCATAGCGCGAACTTCATGGAGCAGGCGCGACAGGGTACATTAGCCAATACTCAGAACCTGCTTAACTTCGGCGCAACTCAGGCACAACAAGGCACTCAGAACCAACTGGCCGGGTATGGTATGCAGGAAGGTGCGGCATCGGGCGTCGGCAACATTGCGGGGCAAACTCAGCAGGCCGGTAACCAGGCGCAACAGACCAGCTTGCAGCAGCAGCAGATGCAGGACGGGATTACGAGTGGCATACTCGGCGGCGTGTTTAAGTTGGGCGGTGCGGCGTTAGGCGGTGCGTTTAGCGGCGGCGGCGATACTGCGGCATCTGATAACAATTTGACGATCCCGGCTGCATTATTCTATGCCAATCAGAACCCGTGGGCAGGCGCGGACCCTGCGACGGATACATCATACGGGGACGTGGCATAACTATGAGCGACGTAGGAAATTGGGATTTCGGCGGGCAGTTCCTCAGTGCTTATAACGAAGCGCAGAACGCGCAACGTCAGGCACTCCTTGACCATGCCAATCAGCAGATAGAGCAAGGCAAGCAGGCATTGGCCGCGCAGGGCATTCATATTAAGGACCTCGCGCAGCAAGCAACGGAAGCACATCAAAAAGGCATGCTTGACCAGATGGCGACCAACGAGGCCGACAAGAACACGCGTCAGCAGACCGGAATCAAGGCGGCGTTTCAGCGGCAATCCGCAAACCTTAATCAGAAAGATATGGAAGGTGTTCGCAAAGAGGCCGATATATTCGCACTGAAGGGTGTACCGTTGGACGAGGCGAACGCTAAGGCGCTTGCCAACTACAATCTTCGAATGGCAGGCCATAACGTACCATTCGGAATGGAACCGGATCAGTTCAAGCCGGATCAGAATGCCGGCAATGGCGGATCTACTTCTCAGGGTAATGGTCCGCAATCAGGCCCGACTCTCGGCAGTACGATGGGCGTCGGTCCAATTGCAGTTCCCGCGGCACCTGATAACTCGGGGCAACAAACCGCGATGCCGCCTCCCGCGCCTATTGGCCCGCAACCTGCGTCACCCGTGACACCTGATAACTTTATGGCTCCTCCTATAATGGGGGGCCAGCAGACGACTGCGCAGCCCGTCCCTGCGAGTGTGTCGGCGCTGGGGAATGGAGCCTCCAATCCTTCCCCTGTTAGCGCTCCGCAAGACAGTAGCGTTGCCGGCATGCAATCTCAGATCAGCAACATGCAAGCGCCCGCGCCTATTATGCAACCGCCGCAAATGGGGCAGAACGCCCAGCAACCTCAAGCGGGACAGCCGACAGACGCTCAGGGCAACCCTATGGCATCTGCTGCAAATGGGGTGTTGCCTGGCGTCGCCGCGAAGTTAGCCGAGGACGCGGCCCGCACTCAGCATCTCGACCAGCTCACGACGCGATCAAAACATTTGGATGTATTGGCGGATCAATTGCAGGACGGCAAATTGCAAGGTCAAACTCTTGATAACACAATCAAGGGGCTTCGTGTCAACGTATTGCAGACCGCCGCACAGTTTACCGGAATGCTTGACCAAGCGCGGCTTGATAACATGAAATCAACCATGTCGGCCCGAGATGCTGCTACATCACTGGCCCAGGAGCGTTTCGCATTCGACAAGACGTTCAAAACAGCGGAACTTGCGGAAAAGGTCAAGATTGACAATATCCTGCACATGCCGGAAGGGCAAGCGAGGACACTACAGACCGAACTGACCAAGAAGGAGTTCGGGCAGGCGCTTCAGTATCAAAATCAGATCCGGCAGAGTGCGTTGAAGGTCGATCACCAGATAGCAACGTTGACGGCGGCTACCAGCGGGGTAAAGCCGCTGGACGAGGCGACGGGCGATCCGATCCACGATGCGGCGGCACGTAAGTTCAACCAGAATCTACAGTACAATCAGGCATTGCTGCCGCAACTTCAGGCAAGCAGAAAATCCCTTGAATCTCAGAGCAACGCCATTAGTGACCACGCTAAGGCTATTGCGGCGCTAGGTGTCAAGACTGCCGGCACGCAGATACAATCCCCGACAGGCGCGATTGATTCCCGTGCGACTAAGGCGGTTCAGGGTGCGGCAAATAGCCAGTTGAATAGGCCGATGCCTAAGCCGCCCGGAGCATTTGTGCCTCCAGGCCCGGGGCAGACGCGCAATGGGATAACAACTCGGCCGAAGAACTACGGAGATATGAGCGACGCTGATCTCAAGAAGGCGTTGGCTAACAAGCTGTTAGGCAAATAGATGTCCGACATTGAACTGCAAGGTCTGTACAACGAAGCGGTTAAGCGTGGCATGTTCACTGCCGATCCTGATATGCAGCAGATCGGCCATCAGATGCGGCTACGCGGCATGGTCTCAGATCCTACTCAGGGCGGACTGATGACGCCCAACGCCCCACTGGCCCAACCTGCCACTTCCGCGACACACGCGCCACTCTTCGACGTAGCCTCTCAGATGAGTGGTACTGTATCGCCCGCGTCGAGTGTTCAGTTGACTCCCGGCAACTTCCCTCAGCCGTTGAATAACCCTCAACCGATCAAGCCTCGACAACAGCCGAAGTTTGACGTAGGAGCGTCTATCCCGAAGGCACCGGTCAAAGGTCCGCCGTCCTTACAACTCAAGAACCCTGTCATAACGTCGCCCGTGTCACCGGCTGATAACATCTCGGCCCAACAGGAAACTGCAAGTGCAGTAAAGCCGAAACAGCAGGTAATGTCCTACCAGGATATGCTATCCAACATGGAACCGACATTCGCAAACCGCAGCCCGGAAGAATCGGCTAAGATTATGGCCGAAATTAAACAGAAGGGTACGGGCGCGATACCGGAGATTGCGCAGCGCTACCACAACCAGGACATCGTAGCCGCGAACGAAGCAGGTAACAAAGCGTATTCGAACCCTGGTGACACGGCAGCCCAACAGACCTTCGAGCAACTGAGCAATAGGGTAGCTGCACACGCAACCGCGCATGGGCAGAGCGGAGATGTGAACCTGCTCACGTCGCCGATTAATGCCGTTGCCGGTGCGGATGTGGCAAATGAGGCAATCAAAGCAACTCCAGGATGGCAAGGAACCGGCGCGGAACTTCTCAGGGGGCTCGCCGATCCTATGAACATGGGAATTATTGCGACACTTCCTATTGCTCACCCGATTATCCAAAAGTTGACTGCGGCGGCATTCTCCGGACTCATGGGCAAAGGCGCGTACGATGCGGCCCAAGATACTGACTTGCAGAAGTCGGACCCAGTGAAGTACTACGGCAATATAGCGGTAGCCGGCGGTATGGCTGCACTGCCAATTCTTCATGCCGCGTTGAATATACCTGCCGTTAAGGATGCTCTTGCGAATCGTGCTGTTAATAAGGGCGTCGATGCGTCGGCTAAGAACTCAGGTCTCGGGAAGTATCAGAACGGTCTACAGACGGCGACGGATGCATTGCGACCTGCTAAGGTAGCACCGGAGTCAGCGCCGGACGCAACGACCTACAACGCGCCGAATCCTCCTAATGCAACCGACACCGCGTTTAAGCCGTTGCCGCCGGATCATCCGCTTGAGATGTTGCCAAAAGGCAGCGTGTTTCGTACCAACTCAGGGCAGACAATTAAGGTATTGAACAACGCGCCAGGTAGCACGAACATTGCGCTGGACGTTGACGGCGTTAAGTCGATGGTGAATAAGGCGACGGCTGCGCAAGTTCTGGATTCGATGCACGATCAATCAGCGCAGATTGCACAACACATCGGGAACCAACCGGATCCGGTAGCCCCTACTCCGCGGCAGAAAGCGTTGCCGCCTGGTACTCCAGAAACGCCAACAGCGCAGGAGATTGCGCCGACCCCGACGAATACACCGAAGCCACTGACACCGAAAGAGCAGGCGTACGTAGATCAGTTGTCTAAAGCCACTGCGCCGGTTGCGGATGTGCCACGTGGTGACATCCAACGCGCAGATCAGCATTTCCAGTTCCGCCGCGGAACGTCTTCGGATTTCCCGTCGTGGAACGTCGAACAGGCAGCTAAGAACCCGATTAGCGTATGGGTAGACAAGCAAGGCGAGATTGGTCAACCTGGTCAAACGTACGTCGTGAACGGGCATCATCGGTTTGTCAACGCAGAGAAGTTCGATGTACCAATGATGCGAGTGCGATACATTGACGCTCCTACCGCGGCAGACGCGAAGCACATGGGCGCGGTCGAAAACCTGATGGATAGTCCGCGTAACGACAGCCTCGACGTAGCGCATTTCCTGCGTAACGCACCTATGCGACAAGGTGACGCGGCTCAGTTCTTGCGTGATAACGGCGTCAACTCCAGCGGTGCGTTAATGCGTCAATCGGTATCGTTAACAAAGTTGCCGCAGGATGTATTTAATGAGGTCTACTCGAAGTCTGATGTTATGCCACAACTCAAGAATGTTGCGGCGGCTATCGCTGACAACTTCCATACGCCAGAGGAGCAAACGGAACAGTTCAACGACGCGTACCAGAGGATGCAGCAAGGGCAGAAGGTAACTGCCGACCAGATCGAAGAGAAGGCAAAGGCGATTGCCGCGGTTAAGGCGGCACAAGCGCAGGGCGGATTAGATTTCGATTTGGGCGACATGAATACCCGTGCTGATGTTGTATCCGCGATTAAGGATCACTTCGGTAAGCTCATCAAGACCGGTAAGGGGATGAGCAAGGACACGGCGCAATCGTTCTTCGGAACGACGCCGGAACAGATCGATAAAGCGACTATGGCGGCTCAGGTCGGTGAGATCATCGACAAGAACGCGCATAGTTCTAGTCCATTGGGCCGCGCTGTGACGGACGCGGTTCATCGTATATCCGCGGGAGAGAACAGAAATGAAGTCGTCGGGAAACTTACCAACAAACTCGAGTCCGGAGGAATCATACGCGATACCCTCGGTGAAGGCAAATCTGACGCCGGAACTCAGCCGACAGAACCTAATCAAAACAGCGGCGTACGCCCAGATGTACAAGAGACACAAGGCGGAATTAGCGGGGACCTCTTCGGAGGCAACGAAACCGCGCCAACCAATACCTCAAACCAAGTAGATCCTGCGTATAACGGGCCACCCACGGACGTAGCCCAGTCTGCCAGTACCGAACCTAAAACCACAGATGCAATCCGCGCCAAACTCGACGCTCTCGAAAAAACGCATTACGAAGCTGGTGTAAAGAGTACCGGTCAACTCAACAGCTTTGCCGATCCTGCCGCTTGGTATCACGCGGCCGTCGTTGGCGCTGTCAAGATAGCTCGCGGCGCGCTGGATGTTGCCGACTGGTCTAAGGAGATGATAGACACATTCGGCATCAAAATAACGCCATACCTCAACGACCTCTGGCAAGCCTCCCGTGAGCACTATACGCACTTCGTGCAACCGCTATTCCCGGAGGAACTGAAGCCGCTCGCAGACACGGAGAGCGCACCGGCGGCGAAAGGTGAGCAATCTACCACAACGGAGCAAACGAGTGTCACAAAACCGACTGAAGCAACTGCGACGAGTGTACCAGTATCGGAACAGCAACCTGGTAGTGTGTCAGGCGAAGGGACGCGCACCGAAACCGCCGAAACTCCAACGCAAGCGACACAGACGCCGGTAACTGCTGAGCCGACGCCGAATTCGACCGGTTCCCGCATCATCGAGAGCCATAGCGGCAAGACGACGTACGATGTGCCTGAAGGGGTGACGGGCGGCAGGAACGCGGCGGCGAACTTGACGCGTGCCGAGGACAACCTTACGCCTCTGGAACAGGAAGTAAGTAAAGGTCACGAGGACACATACAACCGAGTGCGAGAGAAGTTACTCGCGCAACAAGACGGCGGCCGCGCATATGCCGAAGGTCTGTCAAACGATGTACTCAAGAACGGCAAGGCGCTAAACGACGACGAGACTTCTGCAATTATCTTTCGCGCTACCCAGGAACGCCAACTTGCCACGAGGCAGGAGTCTCAAATCGCGGAAGCGGTTAAGAGCGGCGACACAAATCTTGCAGATGCGCTGCGGAGCCAACTTGCACAAACGAATGACAGGCTGCAACACCTCGACGACGCACGGCAGAAAGGCGGCACGGCAGCAGCTCGGGGTATTTCAATCCGGCAACTCTTCGTGAACCAAAACACCGGCAACGTCGAGAGCGTGCAGGGTATGCTGACCGCGCGTAACCACGGCAACCCGCTATCTGATGCTCAGAAGGCGCTTGCACAGGACATCGCGGATAAGACATCAACGCTGCAAGCTAAGCTGGATGCGGTCGATCAGGAACGTCTCCAGTACAAAGCCGAGATCGATCGAGTAAACGCCGAGAATGCCGCACTGAAAGCGCAAGGTACCAAGAGCGTTAGGACGGCGACGAATCGAATACTCGACCCGACATCGGAGAAATTCGGCGCTTCCAACAAACTGGTTGCCAAATCTCGCGGCGATGAGCTAGGGGCAAAGTTAGCGGCTAGTTGGCAAGACGCGCTCGCACGATCGACCACTAAGGGCAGCACCGGCGGCAAGACTACGGGTATGGCGGATATTAACCCGCTGTCCGGCGCGGAAGGTAGTCTGGCATCTAAAGCGGGCGCGCTTACCAAGTTCATTTCTGAGAACAAGTCGGAGATAGGTGAGTATGGCGCTTATCTGATTGAAGGCGGCTTACGTAACATCAAAGACTTCGGCGCGGAGATGCTGAAGCAGTTTCCAGGCGCGACACTGGAACACATTCAAACCATGTGGACGAACGCCAAGTCCGACCTGAATAACCGATCGGCCGGCATTGCGCAGAAGCCTGCTGACACATTCGTGGATAGCCTCGCAAAAACGATGGGACGCAAGGGTGCGACCGACTTCGTTAATGATCTGAACGAGAAGCATCCGGAAGCATTCGGCAAGATACTCCGAGGCGAGACGCTTACTGACGACGAGTACAAAGACGCGGCGGCTCTTAAAGCGCAACATACCCCAGTCAGTAATCCGGCGCCCACGGTCAAGCCTGAAGGTGTACAGACGCTGCAGGATATCGTTGCGGACGTCAAAGCAAAGACGGCAGAGAAGGCTAAAGCGGATGCACTGGCCGCGCGGACCCCGGAGCAG